CGGCGGGTTTACCGCCATGCCGTGGCAAAAGAATACCGTTTCTTCAGCTACGGCGACGCAATGGTGCTCGGGCGCAAGGATGATGCGGAATCCCTGTGATGGATGAAAAAAGATAGTGTATTGCCCTGTCAAAAACATTTACACTTATTAACGGTTTCCGCTGGCCGAGCGTGTCCAGCACCCTGAATCTTCGGGGTGTTTCGTTTTGTGTCGTTCATTTTTAAATGGTTTTAAATGTTCGGTTTTTCAGTCGTTTGGAATTGGCCGTCGGAATCGTTTGTTAACCTGTGTACCGTTCCGGCTCAAAATCTTTGCCCGTCTTTATCAGGTGGTAGGCGATAATGGCCAGTTTGCGCATTAAGGCCACGATGATTTGTTTCGGGCGTTTGCCGTTGGCTTTCAGGCGGGCTGTGAAGGTTTTGAATGTCTCGCTGCGGTAGGCGTGCATGGCGGGGATAAAAAGGGCGGTGCGAAGCTGGGTGTTGCCGACTTTGGAAATTCCTGATCTGCCGTTGACGCTTGTCCCCGATTGTTTGATTTTGGGGTCTAGTCCGAGATAGGCCACAAACTGGGCGGCGCTCTGAAACCGTTCGTTGCGGCTCAATACGGCCAGCAGGCTGTTGGCGGCGTTGTCGCCTACGCCGTCGATGGTTTGCAAGCGTTCTTTCTGTTGTCGGTATTGAGGGTTTTGACGATAAAAGTCTTGTATGAGTTTTTGCACGGATTTGATTTGTGCGGCCAGATGGTCGATGGTGGATTGCAGGTAGGGGGCTAGATAGTCGGGGGCGGTCTGCTTTTTGGTCTGTTCGGATGCTTTTTGTCTTTTGAGGCGGCCGAGATATTGGGTCAGTTCTTTGAGTCGGGTTTGTTCGGGGGTGGGTTTCTGCCACGGTTCGGGGCTGACGGCTTTGCAGTACTGGGCTATCAGTTTGGCGTCCTGTTTGTCGGTCTTGCTGCGCAGGAGGACGGCAGTGGCAAAGCCTTTTATCTTGCGGGGGTTCTCTACGCTCATGTTGTTGCTTCGCAGCAGCAATGGAGCTTGTCCGTTGCGCCGTGTTCGGTCAGCCAGTCTTTCAGCCTTTTAAAGCCGCTTTGGCCGTTTTCAAAACGTCGTTCAAAAAAAATGCCGTCTGAAATCAGACAGCAGTCTATTGTTCTCTTCGATACGTCTATGCCTAAGTACATGGGGTTTCGCCTTATGAATACGGGCTTGCTGCCCTAGATAGTGTTCAAATTCAGGATGATAAAACGCCCGCGCTTCAATCTTTTTTGCAATCTCAGGGATTTGGCCGTACTTGGGAAGTCGCGGGCGGCGGCTGGGGTCATGACGCCCAACCCGTGAGGGTTCTGCTTTTAAAACGCTCGCGGCTTGGTGGTCTGAGTTTTATGGGGCTCTGCCCCAAACCCCGCACTCGCCGTGTGGCAGGGTTTGGGGGAAAAGCACCCCCAACCCCTGCGGGGAGTGTGTTTTTTTAGGTGGGGCGGGGGTCAAGGGGTATCCATTAAAAAGCGTAAAACAAAAAGCGCGTTTTACACTTTTTAACGGACGTCCTCCCCTTGACTTGGATAGGTGGGTTATGGATTAAAAAGATTGCATCTTTAAAAAAATTGCGATGGAAATCATTAAAATAACAGCAATAAAAAAAGGTAAACCGACTCTAAGGCCTTTCCACCCCTTACGCTCATAAACAGTAGCTACGAGTATTCCCAAAAAAAAAGCAAGTAAAGGGTGCATAAAAATATCTCCTACTGAGCAGGTGGCCCATCACTGAATTTACTGGTCTCGTACTTGTCCCTGCCCGTCAGCGCCAGTACCTCGGAATGTTCGGACGGCGCAGGGGCTGGGCTTGCCGTCTGTGCCTGATTTTCTGCCGTTTGTCGGCGGTAGGGATTATAGAGGCCGTCGGCCACATACTCAAGACACAGCGCTTTGTCAAAGCCTTTGATTTTCGTGCCTTGGTCGGTGTAGCAGGTGCAGCGGTCGGCGTTTTTGACGCAGGCCACGGGGAAGGGCATGGTTTGCACGGCTTTGTTTTGGGCGTCGTAGATAGGCGCTGTGTGGGGCTGGCCGTCAATCGCGGGCTTGAAATCGTCGGCGCTGATGTGCGGCCTGTCCGCCTGTTTTGCCTCTGGTGCGTACTGCCCCGCCGCGTGCGTCACGTCCGCGGCGGGAGCCGCTGCCGTCCCGCCAGCTGCGGGGCTTGCCGCTGGCGCGGCAATGTCGGCGGTTTGGCCTTTTGCTTTGGCCGTTTGGGTGTTGACGGGTTTTTCAAACTCGCCCCAAAAGCTATAAAACGCCCAAGCGCCGTAGATGAGAAGCAAGAGGAAGACGGGGATGAGGTAAAACACTTTGCTACGGGCGGTTTTGATTTTGGTGTGTTCTTCGGCGGATTTGTAGAGGCCGTAGACGCTTTTGTCGAGTTTATAGACGCTGACAAGGGCGTCTTTGATGTTGGCGCGGGATTCGGGGTCTTTTGCGCCGCCCGTAGACCATTCAAGCTTGCGACGGATGCCCAAGGACGTGCCGCTAAAATGGGTATGGTGCTCAACCAGCACACGCAGATGGTTATCTAACAGTTTGGGATTTTGGGTTATCAGTAAAAAATCAAGACCGCGGTGGCGGTGGGTCTCGAACTCTGAAATGTAGTCGGGGACGGCGGCGGTACTGGCACGGCGGGGGAAAATGCGCTGGCATTCGTCCACGACGATGATTGCGCCTGTGGGCGCCCATTTCGGCCATGTTTTGATGCTCTCGCCCTCGGGTATGGGTTCGTGCGGTATTTTGAGGTCGGGAATGCCGTCGATAAACAGGGGGCGGCCTTGGAAGTCTTTGCGTTTGGCGAGCATGGAAACGACGTTCAGGGTTTTGCCTGAACCGGGGACGCCTGTAAAGAGATATATCATGGTGTTTGTCCTCTTGTTTATTTTTTGGAGATGCCCGCAGACAGGCGGGACAGGCTTTTTACTGATATGACAAAGGCAAAAGCGCCCATTATCCAATTGAGGCAGACGCCAAGACCTGCGATGTAAATCAGTTGCAAGGCTTCTTTTGGCAGGCTGTCGATGTTTTGGGCAACAGCGGAAACAATGCGCTTTTGAATTTCGTTGAGGCCGATATAGGAGACGGTGGAGACGCCGAGTGCGGCCACTAGGCGGCCTGCCACGGTCATGAGTACGGAAGTCAGGATTGTTCCAAGGTTAAGTTTCATGGGGCTTTCCTATTTGTCCAATGAGGCGTAGATAAAGTAGGCGCAGGCAAGGATGGTCGAGAGTATAAACAGGGGGCGGAGTTTGCGGGCTAGGTCGCAAATGCCGTCATAACTAAATTCCTGCCGGCCGTAGATACCCAAATCCACATAGCGGGGTTTGGGGCATACGCCGTCGGTCGCAAAAATATCTGCGGGGCTGAAATCAAGGGGGATGTCTTGATGCGGAATGGCCACGTCTTCGTAATCGGCGTTGCCCCCTTCGGCACACATTAGGGAATCGGGGTGTTTGTCGCAAAAGTCTTTGTCCTGTTGGTTTTGACCGCTCTGATTATGCTGGCCGTCGGGGTTCTGAGGAGTGGACGGCTGATTAGGAGCATCGGGCGTGACCTGCTGGCGCGTCGGCGCTTGGCTAGAATCGGGCTTAAGGTCGGGGCGCGGGATGATGGTGGTCGTTACGCTGCCGTCAGGGTGTATGGTGGCCTGTGTCTGCTGTGCTTGGTTGCTGCCCTGCGGGGTGTAGGGGGCGGATTTGGCCGTTGTCTGGTTATAGGTGATGTTTGTCGTTGACTCGGATACGACGTTGCCCATCATGGACAGTTGGCGCATAAGTTCGGCATGGTTGGTTTGGTTGCTCTCAAGCATGCGGCGCAGGATTTCGGCTATTTCGGTTTGGGTAAGTTGGAGGTTTTCGGGGGTGGGCTGGGTTGTAGGCAAGTCCTGCTTGCCGTCCCATTGACTCCACGTCAAAAAAGCGTAGGTGTAGCCGTCAAAGGAGATGGTCTTGGGAAAATATTGGTTAAACGGATTGTCGGGAAATGCGTAGCTTTCAATCTTGCCGTTACGATAATAAGCAACTGAACCACTGGCTTCTGACATATTTTTATCGGTAAAGTGTACAAACTTTTGACCTGTGTACTTTCCCGCCACGCCATAGTAAAACTCTAATACCCAAATCTGTTTGCCCTTTTTTAGCTGCTCTTGGGCGGCTTCTTTGCTTTGTTGGTCTCGTGCGGCGGCTTCAGCGGCTTCTTGGGCGATTTTTTGGGCTTGGGCGGCGGCCAGTGCATCCGCTAGGTCGCCGTCGCGTTCGGCTTGGGTTTGGGCGGCCTGCAAGTCTTTGGCGTAGTCGTATATGGCTTGGGCAGAATTGGCAAAATCCTCGTACTTATAACGGTTAAATACATTATTTCCCTCGAATTTTCCCGCGATATATCCTCCCGCCCCGCCAGTAAAAAGACCATCAAAAAAATTACCAACAGCGCGAGCGGCAGACATTGCCGCTTTACCGTATTCACCATTTGAAAATGCTGAGGAAAAAGCGCCATTGTCTTGTTCTATAGCCCTGACAACAGAAGAACCTATATTTGCGGCAGCAAAGGCCGTCTGAATCTTGCTTGTGCTGGCCGTCTGATTGACAGACGTGTTTATATTAACCTTTTCCCCGTACTTGCCCGTCACGGTCACATTGCGCCCCTGCGTGCCTGTGATGTTGCCTCCGTCTTTCTTGACGGTCGGTTTGCCTCTGTTAGTTTCTTGGGCACGCCAAACGCCTGAATTGGGGTCGTACCCCATGTTCTTCAGGGCGTTTTCGCTCGGGAATCCCGCGCTGTGCGGGGCGGTCGGCGGGGGCATGGGGACGTCTGCCCTTACTTGGGCATGAACAAGTAAAAGGCCAGTGAGGCCAGCAAGTAGGGTAAGAGGCCTAGCAGAAATTGGATTTCGGGTAACATTCATGTCTCACTCGTTCGGGTATTCTTTGAGGGTTGAAATCAGGGATATGATTGCGCGGACGGCAAAAATCGCAGCCATGACGTATACGGTCATAACACCGATTTCCTTGCCTGCTCGGGTGTACTCGAGGGGGTCACACTGCGGAAAGGTGGGTTTGACGGTTTGGCCTTGATATTCCCATGTCTTGCCGTTAAAAACGGGGTGGTGCAACACCCCGTCTTTGTCTATGGTCGGCACGACTTGGGTCATCAGGGCGTTTGTCGCATCTGCCTCCGTCGGGTAGCAAATGCGTCCTTGCTGATAACCCATAGCCGTCAACCCGCTTTGCGGATGCCTTGTTTCATGATGCCGATGGCGACAATCGCCACGACGATGCCGATAACGACGCCGCCGATACCTGCGATGCCTGTTTTGAGGCTGGCGAGTTCGGCTTTGGCCGCATCAAGAGCGGCGTTCGCATTTGTATCATCTGCGAGTGCGATAACGGGCATTGCCGCCATGGTTGCCACGGCAAGGCCGCGGTAATACTTGGTTTTGAGTTTAGTCAACATAACGTTGTCCTTTTTGTTTGGTTAAAAAAAACGGGCTGCTGGGTGGGGTCATCGCGGCGCAGCCCTAACCGCGAATGGGTTTAACCCTCGTCGGAGTAGTAAACGTTGTCTTTAAAGGCGCGGGGGAATATGCGCAGAGTAACGATTTGGTCGCGTTTGTATTGTTCGTAGCGTTCGGGATGTTTGGTCTTGACTTCGCACAGTTGTGTGCCGTCGTCCGAGCGGACAAGCAGGCCGATATAGTTGTCTTTTCGGTAAGTGCCGTCGTTGTTTTTGCGCTCTTTGGTAAAAGGTCGGTCAAAGGTGGCTATGACAAAAAAGCCTTGTTTTTGGGTTTGGTTTTCGCTCATGCTGGTTACTCCATGGTTAAGATTACTTCTCTGTTTTTAAATGCCCATTTCGGGCTAAGGAAAGAGGACAAGACGGTGTTGTAGTTGTCTTGGTTGATGCGGGGGAGGGTTGCTCGGTGTTTCCATTCGGCTAAGCGGTTCAGGTAGTCTTCTACGAGCTCAACCCACTTTTTTAGCTTTCGTCTCCACTCTTTCGAGCCTTTGGAAATAAAAGCAAAGTTGCTATTTGCCACTTTCCACATGGACTTTTTGTCCATGCTGGTGCGGACGAGTCTGTACCCTTTATCTTCGGGCAGGCGGCTGTCTATGTGTTTGGCGATGTATTTGGAGACGTAGCGGGACAGTCCTTTGCTGTTGGTTTTGACGGGTAGAAGTTCGGTTCTGCCGAAGCCGTATTTGCCTACGTTCTCGCGCAGCAGCGTCCACAGGTGGCGCAGGTAGGGATTGGCGGTTTTGTAATTGCCTGCGGCGATTTGGCGGAAGTTCAGGCCGCGGCGGATGTTGAGGCGGGTGTTGACGAGCAGATGGAAATGGATGCGGCCTTTTTTGGTGCGTTCGTACACGCAGACATATTCAGGAAAGTGGCGTTTGAGAAAGTTGGTTCGCAGACTGTGAAAGCGGCGTTGCGCTTCTTTGGGGTCAGTCACGTCGTCGGCAAAGGTCAGTGTTAAAAAGCCTACTTTGTCGAGGCCAAAATTTTCAATGAACGCTTTGACGTTCATTTCGAGTGCGGCGGTGGATTTGCGGTAGGAGGTCGAAAACTCGTTCAGGCTTTGGCCTTTCGGGTTTTCGTGACAAACTGGCAACTGCTTGATTTCGCCCGTTTCTGACGGGTCGATGCAGTTGTTACTATTTAGACAAGGAACGGAGCGCTTCGCGCTCCCAGTAGCCGAACGGTTCATTTAACACCCCCTTTTTTGAGGGTGGAAACGGTCATTTTGCCGTACAGGTCGGCACGGTTGTGGGTTGCTTTGTAGTTTCGGGGGTTGGTAATCGGGAAGGCTTTGGTTTCAAGGCAAGTTACATCACGGCCTTTTTTGATGAATACGCGCAGGACGTAGGCGATTAGTTCGCCTTTGTGGTGGTGTGGTGTGATTGTGTGATACAGATATAACATTTTAGACCCCTCTCAAATATCGGTTGGAAATATTTGTCAAGGGGTTGGAATCGGTTTTTACACTCCCTTAACGGGGCGCAATATATAAGGCCGTCAGCTTTTCAGATATACGTTGCGGCCTAAGGAAGGTTAACTAAAAAAGGTAGGAATGAGCGTAGAGGAACAACCACAGGCCAAGTGTGGGCAGCAGGATTATTTTCCATGCAGGGCTGGGCTTGCCGGCCAGTGTTTGGATCACTGAAATCAACGAATATATGGCGGCAAAAATACTCCAAAAAATAGTAAACATACTCAGCTGTGTAATGATGTATGACATCATGCCGCCGGAATTGGCCGTGGCTTTCCATAGGATGTAAATGACCAGCCAAATGGCAGCTAACATGCCGATGTGTTTGAGTTTTTCCTGTGTGTCCAATTTAAATAATCTCCTGTTCTATATGGATTTCTTGGTGGTTTAAATTCATGTCAGGTCGTCTGAAAACCTTCCTAACTTTTTCCTAAGTTTAGCATGTTTAAATGTATATACCGACCACAGACACAAAGGGAATTATTATGAATAATCCGCAGTTGCAAGAGTCCAAACCGTTCAAACCGCTTTTGAAAAAACTGCTGCTCCCTGCCGTCGCCGTGTGCGCCGTTTGTCTTGCAGTAGGCGGTTTCGACCTTTACGAAGGCTATGCCCAATACCGAATGGAAACCGATCCGTCGTTTGCCGCACATCACGACCGTGCTGTGTCCATCCTGCAAAGCAGGGGCTATCAAGTACACGATTCCGACATCGATCTGCATTGGGCGAGGCCTGTCTTAGAGTTTGAAGCTTACAAAGGCAGTTTGGAATATAAAATCGTGATGACTTATCCCGATTTGAACATTATTGAAGAGCGCGTTGATTTATAA